GTGGACGAAGGCGCGCAAGTCGTTCATGGCAGCGGGACCAGCGGTAATTGATATGTTCCTGGCGAAAATGGAGAACGAGAAACTTCCCTATAGCGAGCGGCTATTAGTGGAGTCGATGAAGGGAATGGGGTTCCTTGTACCGTCTACGCCTGTGGACGACACGGCAAGGGCAAAGCAGATGCAGCCTGACGATATCAAGGCTCTCCCTGACGACGCGCTGGACGATATGCTCAAGGCCCAAATCCAGAGGAGCGACACCGACCGTGGGGATTAAGAATGATAAGGATGGCGTCGTATGGAACGCTCCTCACAGGGCTACTCGCATCTATGTTGATATTCCTTGTCTTGCTCTATTGGAGAAAGACGAGAACGGCAAAGACAAAGAGGCTAAGAGGCTCGCAGAAATTGAAACAAAGCGTTTTTTTCTGTGGACTATTAACACGGTGTCACGGCATAACTCCGCTCCGTTCGTCGTCGAAGGGGCAACCGAAACTCTTAATCTCCTTCTCTACTGTTGCAGGGACTCGCTATACCTACATTACTGCGAGGGAAATACAGTCGTCGCAGCCAGGACATCTTTCGGCCCTATTGAGTTTAGGGTTACGCCGAACATGCCACGCTCTAGGGTGGTGGTTTCCAGTCTGCTAAACAGAATGTATAAGTAAACTCATCCACGGAACAACCCTTATCCTCTCCTACAATTGGCTAGTTTGATGCAGACTCCCGATAAGGATGGTCTGTATCTATGCACGTTTGAGAAGCCGTGCATGGAGCGTCAGAACGGTGAGAAGACGGATAAGGCGTATATCTACTGGTTAGGAAGCGAAAATGACCGTGGATTAGAGTCCTTTTGGTGGCCCTTCCCGGTGCCATACCCGTTCATGGTGTGGACCCTTAAGACCAAGGAAGCAAAAAAGGTAGTCGGATTAGCACCGATTAAGGAGTGGGTACCTGTCAATGGGTAAGCCTATTAAGCAAGGAAAACTGGAAGGCGACTGGAATAACTTTGAAACAGGCGTAGTTGTTCCCAATAAGCAACAGGAACGTCCGCGTCCAGAGCATCCGAAATTCAAGCGTCAGGAGGAGAAAATCCTGGCTTTCCGCGCTGGTATGGCGTCTGCGCGCGATAGGCTGGCGCTGTGTCCATATGAGCCAGGGAGCCTAATGCACCGGGAATGGCACCGTGGCAGGGAGTTTTTTGAAAGGGTTTGGTCGAGGATGAAGCAGTAGTGGGCATCGAGAGGACCATCGCCGCCGATGTCCAAGACGCCATCGAACGCTCGATGCGGACAGATGATCGGTTGTCGGACCTGATTTCTGATATAGTAGAGAAGAGGGTAGAGCAGTTAGTCGCTAAGAAATACAAGACCGTCCTACAGAACATGCGGGACTTAGAGGCGGAGGTAGAGGCTCTAAAGCGCCGATGATCGACCACGACGACGAAGACTGCGAGATGCACAAGAAGCGTGTAATCAAGGCGAATATCCGTATGACGCTAAAGACGGGTATTAACCTTCATTGGCGCTACACGGACGTAATGCGCGCTCATCGCATCTGCGGCATCATCGGTGATAGAATGCTCGCCGTGAGCAGAGACGACCCTAGCGTGGACCCCGTAATCACCAGCACGATTATGCGGGACGAGTTTGTCGAGGTAGACAAGCCGATGTGCAGCAAGGCTAAGAACGGCGAGCAGATGTCGAACGCCGCTATGGGCAAAAAGGAATGCGCTACTAGCACCGTAATGGTTCGTGATATCGCAGCCGTGGCCGTCGTCTGCCCTGGGTGCAACGTGGTAATCGACACGCTCCCGGGCCACTACATCACCGACGACGAGGACTGCATGGACCCGCTGATTTGGGGACGCGATTGACCTTCAATACGCACCATGCAATCACCGGGCTCCGTGGATGCACGATCAAGCATCCAGGGCTAAAGAAGCGCACAGGAGCGTGGGCAATCTGCGTGGGATTACTGAATCCAGTAATCCTGCTTGACAAGGACTGTCCAGTCCTTCCAGGCTATAACGCGCTTGTATCCCATGAGGTTTACCATGCGCTAAAGCGTCACAAGTTGAAAGAGGTTCTGCTGTTCTTTACGTTTGTGACTGTAATTGGCGTTATCTTCTATGCGTTATACAAGAGGCGTATCGAGAGGACAGCAGATCAGTACGCCTATAGGCTGTATACTAACTTCAAAAAGAATGGTGATGTAGAAGACGATAGGGAATATCGCGCATTCCTATATCTGCATGCAGCACCGCTCTCATGGTGGGGGCGGTGGAAATTCGGCGCGACAAGAGAAGACCGCTACAAGCGGTGTACTGGAAAGGATATGTAATGGGCGATCCCGTGGTTGCACAGTCCATTGAGGGCGTGAACGTGACGATTTCCGTCGAGCGTTCCGACAATGGAGCGATCATCGTCGGCAACTTTGCCGCTGGTGGTCAGGTCCAGACCCGTCGTGCTGGTGTCCAGTCGCGTGACCTGAATTCGGATCAGGCCAAGCGGAAGGTCCAGCGCACGCTGGTCAAGTGGATCAAGCAGTATTTCCCGGCTCCCGTCCGTAAGGATGCGGGCAAGGAGAAGGCGAAGGCTGCCTCCTAATGCGCAAAGGCGAGGCTGTTGCTTTTCGCTTACAGCAGCCCAATCAGTATGACGATGGCTGGCGTCCTGCAATCGTTCTCAATAAGACCAATAAGGGTTATACCCTCGCGGTCCTAATGAACCCGCAGTTTGACAGAGATCGTCAGGAGGCATTCACCGGCATCCTGCACGTTATGCATGCCACAGAGGGTGAGGAGATCGGCAACTTTACCGATATCCTAGCCCCGCGTGGACTCGACGGCGAGGAGCCGTACGAGGCGCGGATCGTGCTTGAGGTTAAGGGCGAGGAGGAAACTCCCGCCCCCGGTGATGAACAGGGCAGTTGAGCGATAACGGGCCTAATGACTCGCCGGTATTAAAGCCGGATGAGCGCAGAAAGCCGCTCCGTCGGGAGGAGGTTCCGATCCCTCCCGACGGAGATTTCTCTATTGATATCCTATTAGAAGACCGTAAGAATGCCGTCCTCAAGGAATACATTACGCATAAGCGTATTGTGAAAGAGGAACGTGCGATCCTCTACAACAAGTGTGCAGAGGACAAAGAATACCGCAAGTATGTCTACGAAAAGTGTAGGCGATCTTCTAGGTATTTTATCGACTATTTTTGTTACACGTACGACGACCGTACATCTAAGGACGATATCTTCGTACTGTATGATTTTCAGGTACAGAAGATCGTTGAGCCATACGAGCATTTCTGCCGCGTCGAGGCTCCGGGTCGTAGTACTATCGGGTACGGAAAGTCGAGAGGCATTGGGTTTACTTGGGGCGTTGCCGCCACACGTACACGCAACTTCCTCTTTTGGGATAACTGGTCTATCCTCTTTGGTGCGGAAAACAGAGAGGACGTAGATGATGGCGGACAGACTTCGACTACTAATTCCCTTATGGGGAAGGTTCGTTACATTGTCGATAAACTCCCAAAGTGGATGCGGGATGATCTACTCGGGCCATTGTATTACAAGGAAGAGTACAATAAGCGCTGGCATATCCGTAATCCACGTAAGCCTAAGAATTTCATTGATGGCAAGCAATTGGGGTCAATGTTCGGACGGCAGCGTAGATATTCAGAGGCGTTTGCTGATGAAGCGGCTCACGCCGAAGAAATGCAAGATGCAGACACGGCAATTAAACAGACCACTAATAGATTCTGTTTTGGCTCGACTCCGAAGGGGTTAGGCAACTTCTTTTATCAGGCTATGCATGGGCTAATCCCTGGCGTAATCAAGTTTTGGATGTGGTGGCCGGAGCATCCGTTCCTCGATCTTGGGTGGTATAACGAACAGCGTAACCATATGACCGATGAGCAGATAGCGCAGGAGTTGGATATCAACTTCACGCTGTCTATCGGCGGTCGTGTGCTTGCGGAGGTTAACCTTGCCCACTTTATCTCGATTCCTACCGATAACAAGTTTGGATACGAGCGTAGGCTGGACTTGGAAATCGTCATTGATCCGGGTTTCGCGGATGCAATGGCTGCTATTTGGATTCAATGGGACGATCTTAACAAGCAGGGCAGAGTTGTGGACTACGTACAGACAGAGAGACGGGCGGTTGACTGGATCGTACCGTTCATTACTGGTAGTATACCTGACGTAACCCACCAATCCAAGGAGCCGTGGAAGCACGAATACAATGAAATTGAGATGGAGATTATCAAGCGCCATAAGGAGTGGGGCGCTCCGAAATTCGTCTACGGTGATGCCGCTGGTGGAAATAAGACTTGGACTACGGGGACTTCTGCCTGGGATGAGTTGTCTAGGTACAACATCTTTGTTGACGAGATCAGGATTGAGAATGATGAAGAGGCGCTTAAGCGACTTGAGTTATTCATCCGTCACGTACGTTTCTCGCAACACCTTCTCTCCCAACGAAACGGTCCTCGCAATGTCATTCCGACTTTTGCCGAGGTAGTTACCCAATGGCGTTATCCAAAGTACGAAGAGGGGTTAACTACTCGTCCCAACCGTCGTCCAATCCATGATAGATACTGTCATGGAGGCGACTGTTTGAAGATGTGGGCGCAAACAAGGGAAATCCCCGACGCCTCTGTACAACCCCTGGACAGCGGGCGAATCGTCCGTGCCCGTGGTGACGATATAGAGTATGATGATGATGCGTCGTCACCGTTCAGGAGATAGGCATGGGACAGGCACTCGCTGATATCCACGCGAAAATCCTGAAAAAGTCGAGGGAATCGCGCCTAGACGAATCGAAGGTCGCGCCCGAGTCATACGTCAGGCGTGTTGCCGATCTGGAAGACCCGGATGAGGTTATGCGCGTCCTAATGGACCGCGCTAGGCAAGCCCAGGATTGTAGATTACCGCACGAGAATACGTGGAAAGAGTCGTTTAGGGCATGGATGCAGATTCTTGACCCTAACAAGACCGAAGATAAGTGGCGCTCAAAGCGATTCATTCCACTACTTTTCCAGCATATTGAGAGCGCTCACCCTGCTATTGGTGCTGCCGTCTTCGGCGGATCGAAGATTTGGCAGATCATCGGTGAAGCGCCAGATGGCCGCGATCACGCCGATGCTATGGGCCATCTATTAGAGCATCAAGCACGCGGTAAGACGCGAATGAAGCGTGCTTATCTCAAGATGCTGTGGTGGTCTATCGTTAGTGGTACCGGTTTGATTGACCATTTCTGGAAAAAGGAAATGGTCGAGCGCATGAAGGCCGTCGTTGAGGAGGATTTTGACGGCGCGGGGCAACCTATTGGTGAGGACGGCAACGCTTTCGATAAGAATAACCCCGAAAACCAGGGGAAGGTGCCGCGCAAGATCAAGGTAATGCGCAAGAAACTCATTACCGCATTCGATGATCCGTTCGTCAAGTCAGTTAACCCGTTCGACGCATGGTTAGACCCTAATGGCTCCTGTGGTGACGATAACGATTGGCTTTTCCTGCGCCTTGAGACTGTAATCGAGAAGATTGTCAATGCGGCAGAGAGTGGTACGTCGCATTTAGACAAGGCAGCCGTTAAGGAATGGCTTGCAGCCGCAGAGGAAAGCACAATTGACCTGACGTTTGAGGATGAAGACCCTCTTGAGTCAGGCATGGACCTTAACGCATACGACGACCTATTAGATTCGGTCGGGTATACGTCTCCTAACGCGGTTCGTGACGAAGAGGACAAGTTACACGGGGGTCGGCGCGTCGTTCTACTGGTCTATCGGTCGAAGGGCGAGACTTTCACTATCGCCCCCGGTGGACGGATCATCGGATGGAGTGACAATCCTAATAGCCACGGCAAAACGGGGATCGTCGTACACCACAACTTTGAAATTGACGACAGCCCCTATGGTCGTGGCATTGGGACGGTCCTCCTACCGCATCAGGAGTTAGTCAACGAGAATATCAATAGGCATATGGACGCGGCTGAAATCAGCCTGTTCGCTCCTATTGGCGTTGACCGCAGCCGAGTGTCGGTTCTGGACGAGAAATTCCGCTGGCAGCCGAATGCGCTCGTGCGTACGCGCGGCGATCCCAAGTCCGCTCTCACGCGGCTTGAGATGCCTGTGCCTACGGACTTGGCTATGGTTCTCGACCAGCATCTACACAAGGATGCTGACGATACCAGCGGCATGACCGAACAGGCCCGTGGTATTACGCCCGCTGGAATCAACACAGCGACGGAATTCACAGGCATCCAGGCCAATATCAAGACTCGTACATTCATGCACGTTGAGCGCATGAACGAGACGCTTGAGTTGTCCGCTAATCTGCTTATCGAGTTGAACCAGCAGTATATGACGCAGAAGCGCGTCATTCAGATTATCGGTGAGCCTGGATTAACATACCGCACAATCGCCCCTACTGATATCGTTGGCGACTTCATTCCCAAGGGATTAGTGTCTTCTGCGCGCATGGCTCCTGCTATGCGTGTGCAGCAGTTAATCTCTCTGACCCAGGTAATCGTACCGCTTATCCAACAGGCTCCTGCGTCTCCGTTCCTTATGAAATGGATTCGTATGATCCTTGAGGCTGCGGAAATCGAGGACGTTGACCGGATTATCCCCAAGAACCCGGAGAAGGTCCGCGATCCGTGGTTGGAGAACATCGCTCTACGAAAGGGACTCAAGTTAGAGCCGTCGTCGTTCGACAGGCACGATCTCCACGTAGAGGCCCACGGATTAGAAATCCAGAAGGTCCAGCAGTTAATCGCAGAGGGTGGGGCCGATCCCGCAGAGTTAGACGCCCTAATGACCCACAACCTCAAGCATATGGAAATGGGACAGCAGATGGGCGCGATGCTTATGGGTATCCCGCCGCCCGCACAGCCTCCCGCAGCCCCTCCCGGTGGATCACCGGACAGGCAAGCAGCGCAGGGCATGGGCGCTGCTATGGGCAGCAACGGCGTACCGGGCAAGGCGTCTCCTGGCCCTGGTACGCCTCCGGGTAGGAGCGCTTGATGGCTAAGAACAAACTGCAACAGCAAGAATCCGACCTAAGTATCGGCTTAGGAGAGGGTAGTTGTACGCTCACTAAGTATGAGGCGGAGAAACTTGCGCGCCTTAAGGATCACGAAGGGTGGCCTATTCTGCTAGATGTGCTTAAGGCAATGCAGGAGGGATGCACGGTAATGCTGCGCGATAGGACGCGCGGATTAGAGGATTTGCGTTTCACACAAGGAATGTCCGAGGCTGCTGGCCGAATCGCAGATTTGGTGCAGGAGGACGTTCCGTTGTGGTATAAGGAAACTATTGAGAATAAGGAGTCCGAGGAAAATGCCTGATCTGTCGAAGATTCCGCTCGGTAAGGTTGGTGAGGTTAACGACAACGGAGAGTTTTTCGCAGACCCGCCGGAGCCCGGTATTGATGAGCCGGACGACGACGATTCTGACGAAAGCGCTGGTGAACCGGCAAAGGCTCCCGCCAATGCTGGTACTACCCGCAAGACCAAGGCTACGCCGGAGCCCACGGACGAGGATACCGAAGAGGAAGAGGATTCCTCCGAGGATACGTCTGCTAGCGCTACCGACGATAGCGAAGAGGGCGAGCAGCCCGATGGCGAGTCCGCTGGTGAGGGCACCGACACAGCGGGCGACGGAGCCGATGAGGACGACGGTGCTGACCCTGCTGTTTCCCTGTCAATCCGTCGTAATTGGGAGTCCCGATTCGACGGTGAGGCTGGAAAGAAGGCTGCTGATCCGCTTGCGATGGTTTCCAGCGCCCCTGTTGAGATTTCCGATACCCTTAAGCGTAGCGTAAAGGCTAAGTTTGAGGCGGAAGACGACATTGGCGCTATTCAGGAGGTCGTCCAGGCAATCGTACCGCAGATTCTAAAGGCATATGACGACAGCCGAATCACTCCGGTAATCACGGAGCATCAGGCTAATCTTCGTAATGCCCGTATCGTCAACAACATCGCTGACTTCGATCAGAAGCATCCCGGCGTTCGCGTTGGGAAGGTGAATGAGCGAATGGCTGCGATCTACGACGAAATGAAGACTAAGTACGGTTATCAGCACGCCGATCAGATTCCTGTGGAGGATTATTTCTACATGGCTGGCGGCTCCCTGCGCAAGCGTGTGGGTTCAAAGGCTGTAGTTAATACTCCCAAGACTCCGAGTAAGGCCGATGAAGCGGAGGCGCAGAAAAACGCTGCGCTTGCAGCCACGCGGCAGCCGGAGAGGGTCGGGAAGCCGAAGGGCACCGGGAGTACCGGTAAGCCCAACAAGAAGCGTGATGAGGAGAAGGCGGTTGGCGAGTTTGTCGATCACCTTCGCTCCACGCGATTCGATCCCTTCGTCATTAGATAAAGGAAAACCACCCATGATTGCATACCTTGCTCATGTGTGGGCCTCGTTGCTGCTCTGCCTGACAGCGCTTGGCCCCACGCATTTACAGGGCACGATTCAGACGGAGACTGGCTCCCAGGATCGTCGCCCGAAGACCTGGCAGGAGGCCGTACAGTACCTCGACCCGGATCGTACTCTGTTTACGCAGATGATGGTTCGTCTTGGTCAGAAGGGTACGGACGATCCTGAATTCAAGTTATTTGAGCGCGAGCATCGTTCCAAGTGGACGCGGCTTGCCGAGGCTCTGGATGCCTCCGAGACTGGTATTGACGTTGACGACGGCACTATGTTCCGCGCTGGCGAGATTATTCTCGTTGACGATGAGTACATGGAGATTTCGTCTATCTCTGCCAATACCCTCACGGTGACGCGCGGTGCGCTCGGTAGCACCGCCGCTACGCACGAGGACGACGCCTGGGTTCTCAACCTGTTTGAGAAGCAGAAGGAGTTTGGCCTGTCGGGTACTCCGATTACCACGGATTACGCTACGCAGACCAATTTCATCCAGACGTTCAAGGTTCCGTGGGCCGTCTCG